GTAGACTTTTTGCCTACTTAACAGGCGAAAAAAATCGCCACTCGTTCTTCTTCCGTCAGGCCAAGAAGATCATACAAAGCCTGAATCTCATTGGCCCGAAATTCGCTACGATTATTGATCTTATTCAAAAGGCCCTGATAGGTAATTCCAATCTTCTTGGCGATAAACCGAAGTTTATAGCCGGACTGGTCGATCTTCTCACGCAACAGCTCTGTGTTGGTCATACGGCAATCACCCCTTTCTTCAAAAACAGTAGGCATCTTGTCTACACTCACATACTACCACGGTGTAGGAAGAATGTCAACATCTTTTTTGAAAAAACTAAAAATATGTTGACAAGACGCCAACAGCGCCGTATAATTAGTAACAGAAAGGGGGTCATTCACTTGTCCACAATAGGAAACAGAATCCGCAATCGCCGGGAAGAACTTGGTTTATCCCAAGATGAACTTGGTAAAAGATTAGGGTACAAATCCCGTTCTTCAATAAATAAGATTGAACTTGATCAGCGTAACCTTACTCAATCTAAAATCAAGGCTATTGCTGACGCATTAGATACTACACCGGCCTATATCATGGGATGGAATGAACCAAATCAGAAACTTGACGCTGAAAAACTGAAGTTCTTTGATAATCTATTTCCCATTGAAACCAAGCGTTTCCCGCTGTTGGGGGATATTGCTTGTGGCAAACCCATTGTTGCCAACGAAGAAAAGGAACTGTATGTGGAAGCTGGGGCCGGTATTCAGGCTGACTTTTGCTTACGGGCAAGGGGTGATTCCATGATCGGGGCCAGAATCTATGACGGTGATATTGTGTTCATCCAACAACAAGATATGGTGGATGATGGCGAAATTGCCGCCGTTATCATCGAAGATCAAGCTACTTTGAAACGGGTGAACTATTATCCCGAAAAGAACTTGCTGATCCTGAAGGCCGAAAACTCTAAATACGAAGATTTGATTTATACCGGTGAAGAATTGAACCATATCAGGATTCTTGGAAAAGCCGTAGCCTTCCAAAGCGATATTAGATAGAAGGTGATCCGGTGAAGAAGTTCTTGAAGGGTCTTGGCGTTTTATTTTTCGGCTCCGGGCTGATTGTTTACACAATCATGTTTTTTATGGAAACGCCAGAACTCCGCCCTGTGTTCATTATGATGGATGTCATTATGGGGTTCTTCCTGTTCCTGCTTTTGCGAAAAAGAAAGCCAAAACAGAAAGCCCCACCCAAAACAGAAAACACCGTTCAGGTTCATTCCAATCTGAACCCCGAACGGGCTATTAAATCCATGCCGGGGGCCTACACCGTAGCAGAAGCCAAAAACCATGTGCGGATTGTTCAAGATTGCTTGAACATCTTTGAAAAGACAAAGAACCTTGAAACATTCTTTTCCCGCTATGAATATGGTATGCAAATAGCCCTGACGGTGGATCAAGCGGCCAAGGCCGGGATTATCCCTTACACATCTGATCTTCCGGCTTCTTTCTTCAAGGCGGCTGATAGTCAGAAAGAACGGGTTTTGTTGGATTCCTATTCCGATCAGAAAGCTAAGATTGATGAATTGAAAACCGCAAAGGCCAAAGCCACCCATTGGAACCGGTATCTGAACACCCTGAAAGAATACGAAGATCAATATTCCATGAACCCTGATTCTGAATATCCTGAAGTTCTGGAACAGGTCAAAGGTGAACTTGCCAAACTTGATCTGTCCACATCCGTTCCGCCGTCCAATCCCTGAAAACACAGGAAAATCAAGGCTTTGGAACAGGTGGAACAGATAAAGCGCCGGTTCTCTATATACTCTTTTTCTTTTATATTTTTTTATCTACTCTCTGAAGTAATATAATATCTGTTCCAAGTGTTCCATTCTCTCAAAGTCACACCCCGCAAGGATTTTAAGCGGAACGGATATGGAACAAATGCAAAAAAAAATGACCGCCCCCGGTCTTGCACACCGGAAGCGGTCAGGCGAAACAAACCCTTTTGAAGTTAATGTTTCAAACGCCTTTGAACATTATATCACATGGGGTTTAGCTTTGCCATACCCAATTTTGAAAGTTCAGGTGATATAATGCGAAATCCAAACGGGTATGGAACGGTTGCAAAGCTATCAGGCCAACGCCGCCGCCCATACATTGTGAAGAAAACCATAGGTTGGAATGACAAAGGCCATCCCATTTATGACATTATCGGCTATGCTGAAACCCGTGAAGCCGGGAATATCATGCTTGCTGAATACAACCGTGATCCTTGGGATGTTGACCGGGCCAAAATCACCCTTCAACAGCTTTTTGACCTCTGGAAAGAAAAGAAGGCCCCGAAGCTGGGGGAATCCAACCGTTCTTCCCTCTGTTCAGCGTTCAAGCATTGTTCAGCGTATGTGAACAAGCCTTATAAGCAACTGCGATCCTACCAAATGCAAGAAACCATTGATGGTTGTGGGAAAGGGTACAGCACCCAAGCGGCCATCAAGAACCTGTGGGGCCACCTTGACCGGTTCGCCCTTGAAATGGATATAATAAACCGGTGCTTCTCCGAACTTCTGACTTCTGATCCAATACCGCCCACCAGCCGCCTTCCGTTCACCAATGATGAAATCAAAACGGTGTGGGAACATCAGTCTGATCCTTGGGTTGATACGGTTTTGATCTTGCTATATTCCGGGTGGCGTATCTCTGAATTTTTGAACCTGAAACCTGAAGATATAGACTTGAAGGAAGGCACAATGAAGGGCGGCACCAAAACGAAAGCCGGTAAGAACCGCATTGTTCCCATCCATCCAAAGATCAGGCCCTTGATTGAACGGCGGCTTGCCGAAGGTGGCCCCCGGCTGATCAGCTACAATGGGAAGATTTGCAATCAAACCCAATACCGGATATTTTGGGCGGATATTATGAAGGCCCTGAAGCTGAACCATACCCCGCACGAATGCCGCCACACCTTTGAAACCAAATTGGATAGCGCCGGGGCCAACCGGAAATGTATTGATTTGCTCATGGGCCATGTGTCCAAGGACACGGGAAACCGGGTCTATAATCACAAAACTTTGGACGAACTGAAGGCCACCGTGGAACTGATCCCATAGGGTTCAAACCTGTGAACATTTTAGGCCGCTGAACGCTGAACTATATACACATTAGTAACAAGAAAACCCCGAACCCCTGAAAAATCAAGGGTTCGGGGTTCGTCTGTTTTTATTGTACCATAATTTTTTCTACTCTGCAACGCTCTGAAACGCCCAAATACTGAACATTTCAGCCCTTTGAAGTTCGGTGAAATTGGGGTTATTAGTAACATAGTAGAAACACGCAAAAAAGGCCCTTCCAGCTTGAACCGGAAGGGCCTTTTCTCATGGTCAGGTTTTAGTGGCGTAGTCAAGGGAAATCCACCCGGCACCGCTTTTCAGTTTGCCCCACTTGGCCGCACCTTTGCCGGTGCTTTCGGCCACGATGGTATAAATACCGGGCTGGATGTAGCCGGTTGCACCGTAGTTTGTGCCGGGGCCTTTACGGATATTCAGGTTGGTGATCTTCACCCGCACATGGTAAGGGGTCACGGTGGCCCCTGTGGTGCCGCCTGTGGGCTTTTCTGCGGCTGGGGGTGTAACTACTACCCCACCACCATTGGAAGCGCCCTGAAGCCTTCTGTTGACTTCTGCGGCAATCTCCCCGTGTCTGGAATAAAGATATTCCCCCGGACAGGCTTTGTTGGCGAAGTCACGATGAACGGTCATGTTGCATCCGTTCCGATGATTCACACGGTCATTCTTGTTCGTACTCCACACCAACTTCTTGATCCCGTTGCGCTTGCAAATATCCGTTACCAAATCCAACAGGGCCGCATAAGCCTTGGCGGTGACGGCGTAAGGGTGGGTGGTGTCGGAAGCAACTTCAATGGTGATTGCCCGGTTGTCATTGGTGCCGTTGCTGGAACACCAAGAACGATCCTTTTCATCCACGGAAAGGCCAATGGAACCATCCTTACCAACAACATAGTTGGCGGAACATTGCCGGTCTGTGGTGGCGAAATAATCACACCCCTGTTTTGCTGTCCATTGCCCAACGATACAATGAATCGTGATGGTGTCAATGGCATGGTTTCGGGGGCTGGTTTTGTTTTTCGTGATCCGGGTATAGGTTGCAAGGGGGGAATTACTCATTTTCTGTATCTCCTTTCACCTGAAGAATGGCCCTGAACTTGGTGAAGGCTTCTGCGATATACTTACAAGACACCATCAGCACAGCGCCCACAATAACCAAATCAGCAAAAATTTCTGTGTATTCTTCCGGGATTGCCCACCCAAGCTGATCCGCATAAATCGGAAGGGTGGTGATTGCTACACAAAGCAAGGTCAGGCCCACAACGAAGGTGGCAACCTTCAGCCCGGAATTGATCATTTTCTGTCTATCGAAGGGCTGAAGCAAAACCTTGATGTTGTAGTAAAGGGAAAAAGCAACATTGGACAGGTACGCACACAGGAAGATCAGCATGGCCCACCCAATATTGATCAGATTGTTCAAAACAGCGTTCAGCATGGTTTCAAATCTCCTTTGCATCGTTATAGATTTCCGGGCCATACAACTTCCGAAGTTTGATCCGGTTTTCGGCTTTGGCTTTGGAATAGTAAAACCCGGTTGCGGTTGCCAATTCAGCAAATATGGCGGGGATCAAATAGGCCAGCGGTTCAAGGTTTTCAGTTTTCCAAACCATGATAAGGGTGAAGGCCGTAACCCCAACGGTTACGGCCCCCACTACATACAGGATCAGCTTGGAAAACTCACGCTTTGGCTTTTTGGTTCGTCTGCTCATTCTTCCGGGGGATCGGCGGGCAACTCCAAGAATTTTCTGTGAAGATCGTCCATCACCCCATTCACCCCCAAAGAATGATACTGCTTCCAGCAATTTTCAAAATTATCCCGTGCATAGATTGGGGCATAGCCTTTTTCGGAATACTTATTGAAATCGCTGATCATCTGCGCCCGAAGAAGGGCCTGAATACCGGCCTTCAAAGCCTTGGAATCCTCGGTGTTATGCTTGATTTGGCTCCACAGGTATTTGAATACTGCCAAAATCAAGGCGGGAACACCAATCAAGCACAACACCTGATAAATCGTCATGGCTTTTCCCTCCTATCAGGCCCCGATCAGGGCGGCAATATAGCGCAAATCCTCAACAGGGCCGTTGTAGAAGTCGAAGTTCCAAATCCAATGTTCTTCCTGATCCGGGCGCTTGTACTTCTGACAAAGGGCATCTTCCCAAATCTTCCCCCACCGGGCCTGATACCCGGCATCACGCTTTTCCAGCTTGGGAATGATCCGGTTCAACAGTTCGCCCCGTTCCTGCCCCATGCCATCATCATTCTGTGTGAAGAAGTCATAGGCGTTTTGGCTGGTGGCCGAACACACCGGAAGATCATTCAGGATCAGAAAACCACCCTGACCATTCAGGGTGGTTCCATACGGAATGTTCACTTGTCCGCAAATCGCCTTGAACCTTGCCCGTTTACGGCAAACATAGGTCTTATACTCCATCCGTGCTTTCCTCCCACCCGTACACACCGGGTTCCCACACATTGGAATCCACCGTGGAAATCCAATGCTTTTCCTTATGGCTCACCTTTGCCCCCTTGGAATAAGCGTCATGCGCTCCCACCGGTTGGCTCCATTCGGGCCATTCTTCAGCGGGATCACTCGTTTTGCTCCACAGGCTGGAAGCCGTGTCCGGTGTCCAATCCGCTTGGGAAGTATGGGCCTGAACGCACTTGTAAAGGGTTCCGTTATACCGGCGAATCTGCCCCACCGTGTAGCCAACAGGGAAAGCCCATTCAGCGAACAAATCAGCGTGTTCCGCCGCCGTTTCAGCGTCAATGCTCCCGGCTTCCGCCAAGGTCACAAAGACGATTCCACCGGCTTCTGTGGCTTTGGTGATCTCGGTTCCTGCGTCCGTTTCCTCCAAACTCACAGTTTCCAGTTCGTCCATAGCGGCACGGCCCAACAAATGGTAAGCCACACCCTCAAAAACAATGCCCGAAGCGTCATGCTCCGGGCAAAGGATGTAGCAACCATTTTCGGCTTTCTTGATGTAGTTCAGGTTCTCGGTCAGGCCGATACCGGCCCCGGCTTTGATGATTCTAAACATTGTCCACCTCCGAAAAAGATTGCATGGTAAAGCCGCCGCAACCGCAACAACCGGCCATGATCGTTGAAGTTCCGGTAATAGGCGCTTTGGCACTCCATGTATTGTTCTATGTCAAAGAAGGATCGTTTTCCCTCTTTGAACTCCCTGTGAAACAGCTTCAGTTTTCGCCTTGCCCGTTTCACTCCATCCCGGCTTCCATTCACCTTGATCTTGCCGGTTTCGGTAAGTGTGAACCGGGCTTTGCAGAACCGGAACGGCTTTGTAAGCGGGATCACCTTACACTTGCGCTTGTTCACTCGGATTCCAGCGGCTTCAAAACGCCTTACAATTTCATGGCCCATCAGCTTTGCTTCATCCACCGTGGGAAAGAAAGCATAGTAATCATCCATGTAATGACCGGCGCAATGAACACGGGCCTGACACTTGATCCATTGGTCAATTTTGCTTGGTAACGCCACCATTTCCTGTTGGGAAGGCTCCACGCCCAAAGGCAAGCCCCGGCCCGGTGTCGGGCATGGGGAATATTGAATCACGGTATCAGCCAAGTTTTGAAGTTCAGGATTCAAAATCAATTCCCGGTGCCGCTGATATAACAGGGCGTGGGAAGCATTTGGAAAGAACCCTTTCAAATCCAACAGCAACACAGCACCTTCCCGGCCATAACGCCGGTAATGCCATCCAAGCTGTTGTTTGATCCGTTTGAACTGCCAATGAAGGCCCTTCCCCTTTTGGCTCGCTCCGTTGTCATAGATCATGGAAGGCGAATACAACGGGATCAGGACTTCATTACACAGGGTTTTGTGGATTTGTCGATCCGTAATGTGCGGGGCATCTATCGGGCGGATTTTTCCCCGTTCCCGAAGGGTGAAATGGGAACAGGATTTGGGCTTCCAAGTCTGTTCCAACACCGTTCGCCGCCGTGTTGCCGTACCAGAAAACAGGTGGCCTTCAAAGTTTTGAACACTTTGCTTCCACCGCACCCCGTTACAGCACTTTTTCCCGTAGAAGAACATCTTCCGATAGGAAAAAACTTTATTCATTGGCCCAAGGCTATCACACCGGGCCTGTTTCCGTTCCAACCGCTTTGCTTTGCGGCGCTGGAACCTTGCTTCATGCCGTTCTTGGCTTGTCATAATAAAAGTATTCGCCCCTTGTACAAATGTGTTGTAGGGTGCCGTCTAAAATGCTTTGCCCTCACACATGAAATGGGTTAAGGCACGATTACCCACCATGCAAGAAGCGTCCGTGTAAGGGCATCAAAGGGCAGTTTTAGGGATTGAAACCCAAGGAAGTACAACTCCTTTTACATCGGTCGTCTTTCACCTGAAAAGCCGTTTGCCTTCTGTTACTACATTTGACCGTGTATATTTGCAAAATCCGGGCCGCACACCAGCACAGTAATTGGCATTGTTATTGTTGTTGTTGCCATCCGTGTTGACATTCTGGAAATTATTGTTGTTGTTGTAATTAGGGGAACGAAGCCACCACCACACCGCCAACAGGCTCATTATCAGTTGCACACCTAATGGGAAATTATTTCTGTTTTGCTGTTACATTTTTGATTGCCCCTTTCAGAAGTTCGTTTTCTTTGTCGATCAGTTCACCCAAGTTTTGGGCCATCTTATCCAGCTTTTCCATTGCATCCTGTGACTTCACCGGGTTCCCCTTGGAAGTGGTAAAAGCCCCTTCCGGGTTCTGGTTCAGAATCAGGTAAACATGGGTCAAGCGAACATCCAGCGCCATCAGGGAAGCCCGTGCTTCAAGAAGATGGGCCTTCCTCATTTCAATGCGCTGGTTGTCCGAAGGAAAGATACTGTTGGCCTTCTCCGCATGGTCGATGATCTCACCGGCCAGCTTTGCCACCGGCTCCGCAATCAACCGGGAATACCGGGCTGAAAGACGGGTTAGGAAGTTCAGGGTTTCAACATAAATCTGATTGGCCGTGTTGATGAACTCGGCCTTGCTTGTGGTTCTCTTTTGCTTCAGGACAGACATTTTCAGTTATACCCCTTTGGGTGAATTATCGACATTGATCGTTCCTTCCGCCTTTTCCACTTCTTCCAAGTGTTTCAGAAGAACAAATTCAATGTAATTGGTAATGGATCGGTGTTCACGGGTTGCAAGCGCCCCGATCTTGTCAAAGACTTCATCAGATAGGCGCAAGGTGAAAACACGCTTGTTTGTTGCCATACAATACCCCCTTCAAACAGGCTTATGGATATTGTATGGCTGATTTTGTCCGGTGTATGCACTCAAAAGACAGTCAAATGATAGCACTTTGCCAGAAAACCCCCATTTTCAAAAAATCGTCGGGCGGCTTACGCCGGTTTTTTTGTGTGGGGCCGGCCCCCCCGGCGCCGCGCGGGGGGGGGGGGGGGGGGGATGGGGGCGGGATTATCCTGCGGGGGGATTAGGCGGCAAAGCCGGGCCGCACACCAGCACAGTAAGAGGCATTGCTAATGGTGCCGGTGCCAACCGTGCTGACATCCTGGAAATACGTGTTGTAGTTGTAATTAGGGGAACGAAGCCACCACCACACCGCCGTGGACACGGCGGAATGATTATAGGCTACTCTACTATTACCGGCTTTGTAGTAATCATATTGTGCCTGATAATTCTGTTCATAGCTATTTGCATAGCTTCTTGTTCCGAACACTTCAAATTCAGCAAGCAAGAACAAGTAATCGGTGGTGGCCGTTACATAAGTCTGAACATTGCCGCCACCGTTGGCGGTATTATCGGTGTACTTGGTCACGGGTTGCATAACCGCCCTCAAATCGGCGGGAAGCGCCGCCATCAAGCTATTCGCCAACGGGCTTGTGGGGGTGTTACTGTTGCCCAATACAGTTTTTCTCATGTGTGAAGCGTTCCAACCGCCGCTGTTCGTCTGACTGGTATTCATGCGGAAACCATCACCGGTGTTGTTATAATTGCTATCACACAAAGCAACTGCCGTGGAACCGATCTTCCCGATCTGGAAGTGAATCTTGTTCGCACCTTCCTTGGCGGAATTGTGGTTGAAGCCCAAAATAAAGGCGTTCACGGTCAAGTTGTTGAAAGTGTAATTCCTTACGGTGCCATTCAGAACGATGGATTTCACATCACCAACGGCCCAATAGTTGGCCCCCAAACCTGCGGAACTGACTTCCCGGATGGTTGCCCAACTGTTATCGTTCAGAACCTTGGTGGGCAATGTCACTTCAACGGAACAGGTCTTATTGGCCGGGGCCGTGTGGTTGGTGCCAGCGCCCACGCTGATGGTGATTGTGGCGCTTCCTTTGGCCTTGGCGGTAACAGTTACCACCGAACCGGAAACGCTCACAGAAGCCACCGTGGGGGCGCTGGAAGTGGCCGTAATCTTACCATCACCCGCCCTTGTCACGGTGATGGTGTCCGTGGTCTTTGCGGCGGTCAGTTTGATGGAAGTCTTATTCAAAGACAAACTACCAGCGGCCTTGGCAATGCTCCAAGCAACCGTTTTGGCCCCGGTGCTTCCATCAGCCCACTTGTAGTTCGTTTTCGGCGTGAAGGTGGCATTGTAGGAACCGGCGTTCGTGCCGCTGGTAGTTCCTCCAAGCGTCATTTTCCCGCTGTCATAGTTGTTCCAAGTGGGGCTTTGGGCCGAACCGGTATAAGTAAGGCTGTTGCTCTGCGTGGGGATCGTCATGGTGGCGGCGTTGATCGTCCAAGTCACTTCCTTGGCGCTCTGCGTACCGTCCGCCCACTTATACCGCCCCTTGGGTGTGAAAGTGGCCGTGTAGGTTCCCGCATTGGTGCCGGTAGTCACGCCGCCCAAGGTCAGCGCATCGGGGTTATAAGCGTTCCAAGAAGGGCTTTGGGCCTGTCCGTTATAGGTCAGGGTGCCATTCTGCGAAGGAAGAACATTGATGGTATAGACGATACCGGACACAGCATCCAAGGCCGCATTTGCGGCATCCTGTGCGTTCTGTGCGGCTTCCACACAGGTTCCGATCTGGTTCAACAGATACGGGTGGGCGGTCTGATCAAGGTTGTGTTCGCTCACCTTGTTTTGGGCCGTACCTTTGGGATCATAGTTCATGTTGGGAAGCTGTTCGGCGGGAACCTTACCATCCACCAGATCAGCCTTCCCGGATTGACCTTTCTGAAGGGCTTCAACGGCATCCGCATTGGCCTTCATTTGGGTATCAATCTTATCCATGTTTTCATTCTGAACCCCTACATCATAAAATTCAGATTCAAGGGGTTTAGTCAGCTTGTAATTGGTTGTTTTATTCGCCATTCTTCAAAACCTCGTTTCTCAACTGATTATGGGTATAGGCGGCAAGCTGGGCATGGGTGAACCGCCCAAGTTCCGCATGGGTGTTATAAAGCTGAAGCAAGGTCACAACCATGTTTTGGGGAACAACCCGGTTCAGCAAAGATTCAACATCATTGAAGTTGTTCTTTGCGGCCAACCCGATTTTCACAAGAAGCTGATAGGTGCCTTCTTCCACATCAGCGGAATAGTTACCCTTCCCGCACAGCGTTTCAAGGATGTTCCGAAGCTGGGGCAAGGTGTACGGAAGTTCTTCATTGATCCGGGTCAGAATACGGAACCGGCGATCTTCAAGACTGTCCGTGCCTTTGGGGGTGATCCCCAAAATCTTTTCCCACCGGGAAAGGCCCATGTTTCCAGCGGTGGGAATGAACTGATTATCAAGAAGATCATCCGTGGTATTCCACGCCTTTTCAATTTCCGGCTGTTCGCTCCCCATGATCCCCTGAAACTCCGCATAATCACGAATGACATAGGGAAGATAATCAATCAGTTTGCGTTCCATGCTCCCGGCCCCCTTATCCGTTGATCACGATGGTTCCCGGCTCAATGGTTCCCAAAACCGGGATGTGGTCAAGGGTCAGGGTACAGTTCGCCGCTTCACCGTTGATCTTGGTGTTGGCAATATCCAGAATACCGGTGATCCCCAACAGGCGGCTTTCCACCTGACTGATACGAACCACAAGGGCTTCATTCTGGTCTGCCCAACTTTGGGCCAGTTCCAAGAAGTAACCGTTGATTGCTTCCGTGACATAGGCGGAAACATCATCCCAACTCCATTCCCGCTGATAGTACAGATCGAAGGAAAGGTTGATGGTATCTTCACCCACGCCTTCAACCCTCACCACATGGCCGATGGGGGCAATGCCCACACCTTCACCGGCGTTCTGAAGGGGGTCAACTGCGGTCTGCACCTGATCCACAAGGGCTTCAGAAGGCTTCTTGAAGGAACTGTTGATGATCACCAGCTTCACGGTTCCGCCCACGGTCAGCTTGCTATTGGCTCCCGCCGCATACACGGCATTCAACCACGCCTTGATTTCCTCGGACACACCGGAAAGGCCGCTGATCCAAGTGTCGGTTCCCGTGGGCGGGATCAGCTTGGCCGGGTTCAAATCGCTGTTCCAAACCCGATATACCTTCACACCGCCCACGCCGGGAATGGCGTTCACCTTTTCCAGATAATCCGCACGGTTGCCGCCGAAGGCTTGGGCGTTCAGGCTATCCATGTAACGCTGTCTGAAAACCTCGGTATCTTCTTCATCCTCACCGGGGATCACCACGGCGGAAATGGAACAGGTTTCAAGCCCGTCCACATACTCAATGGGAATCACCGTTCCGGTGTAGTCATTACCGGCTTCACCAGCGGTTTCACAGGTGATTTCATATTTACCACTTCCACGGTCAGCCGAAACATAATAGTTCAGTTCTCCAATGGAAAAGCGGGTGTTCATGGGAAGGTGCAAGGTGGTTGGTGTAATGCTCAACTGCAACACGGCGGGGCTTGCCGGTTGCGGTTTCAGCCCCCTTTCTGCCGCCCTCAAAATGAGATAAGGGCGGGTTGCGGTGTCTGCAAAGGTTTCATTCAGCACCGTATCAAGGGCAATATAAAGGTTCTGCAATTCCACGGCGGCGGGGGCATCACCGCACCAAACCAACGAACCTTCACGGGTGTCCAAATTGCCATTGATGGAAAGCGCCTTCTGAAGCATTCGGGAAAGGATTGCTTCATAGGTCTGTGCTTCATACATCAGATTTCAACCCCCAATTCTGCATTGATTTCGCCAAAAATGCTGACCACCGTGAAGGTAGTCAGCACTTTCTTTTTGTTCACCGTAAATTCAAAGTTCTGAACCGCCGTGATCCTATCATCCTGAAGCAAGGCTTCACGAACCCGGCGTTCAATTTCGGGAATACAGTATTCCACATCTTTCCCGATCAGATTATGAAGTTCAACCCCATAATCCCAAGAATGGATCAACCATTCATAGCGTTCTGTGTTCAGGATCAGAAAAACCGCCTGTTCCACAGCTTGGATTTCATCAATGGTGCCGATGATGGTCAGGTTGTTGTGGTTCATCCTGAAAGTACGGCTTGGAAGGGTTTCAATGGTGAAATCTTGTTTAATATCATCCTGCACTTGCGGAATCATCATCAAGCCCCCTTTACTCGGTCAATAACCACGAATTTCTTTCCTTGCTGAACCCGGATCAGAAGCACCTTTTCACCGGCCTTCAAAGCATTGTGAACCTTGAAGGTTTTCTTGCCAACATAGGCGTGTTTGTGGGCTTCATAAGCCGCCGCACCGGAACCACCGCCTTTGTCCTCGGTGCTGTGGTTCACCGTCATATCAACTTCAAAATCAGTCACATTCCGGGTTAGGATCAGCATTTTGGAAGTGTAGATGGATTTCTGATCCACCTGAATTTTCAAGGGTGAAGCGGAAAGGACAGTTCCAAACAGGATGTTCACCGGTTTCCCGGCTTCCACAGCTTCCACCGCCGCCCGTTTTACCACTTCAACAGGATTAGGCAATAAATTCACCCCCGATCAGGTCAAGTTCCATCATGTGTTCATCACCCCTGAAGGTATGGGTGACTTTGTTCACCACCATGTAATTGTTGGTGACAATATCGCCAAGGTTCAGGGCCACCACCACGGCGCTTCCAGCACGAACCCGCACATCACCGAAAGCGTTCTGAATGGTCAGCTTGCGGGTTTTCTGATCGTACAGCTTCAACAGGGCATCCGCCTTGGCGGAAGCGCCCGTTTTGGTCTGAACTTCTTCAAAATACTGAAGAACACCCCATTGGTTCATTTTTGCCCCGTCCTGTGCAATGAACAATTCCCGCTTACCGGTTTTTTCATCGTTATAGGCCAGCTTGATCTTGTTATAGGTCTGTTCATCAATACTGGATTCATAGCTGAAGTTTTCCCCGGTTTCTTCATCAATCAGAAGGTTCAGCTTCATGGTATTGATGTTCTTCAGGGTTAGCTTCCCGGCATCGTCATATAGAACATAAAGCTGTTTGGTATTCATCAGGGTTTCATCAAGGGCGCTCTGGATCATATCAAACAGGGTTTGGTTTTCTTCCACGATGGTTTCAAGGGTATAACCGGTATCTTCCACCGTGCCAAGGTTCAACCGGAAATCTGTTGCAATGCGCTTCAGAAGGTCAGAAGCCTTCAGCCCTTCTTCCGTGATGGTGTCCTTGTTCTTCAGATAGCGCAACTGATCATAGGCCACAACATCAATGGTGCCGCCCTTGTCACGCTTCTTCTTGAACACAAAGCCATAGAACATGGCGGTTCCGTTCACAGTCAGCTTCACCGGATCACCTTCAGCAAAGTTCAGCCCCGGCCCCTTGACAACGGTGAACTCCAACTTGCCGGGGGTTCCCTTGCGTTCCAAGGTCAGCCGTGCGCCTTCCTCGACAACAGGGAATTGAATGGTGCTGTTATGCTGGATGAACAATTCAACTGCCAAACGGAATCACCCCTTTCAGGAAGGCAAAGTAAGAACCTGACCGGGATAGATCAGGTTCGGGTTCTTGATTTTGTCCTTGTTCAGATTATAGATTTTCGTGTAATCGGCCCCGTTGCCCAACTGCTTCTTGGCAATGTTCCAAAGGCAATCACCGGATTTCACCGTATAGGTGGCGGCTTTCGGGGCCGTTGTGGTGGGTCGGGATGCCGCCTTAACCGTTGCGGTGGCGGTTCCCCCGGAAGTCTTGGCCGGTTGCACGGCCACGGTCTTGGTGCCATAGGCTCTGTACTGTTTCAGGTTGATCTTCACCTTCACATCAAAGCCTTCACCGGCATCATCGGTGATTTCATAGGTTTCAAGGCCAACGGTCAAATTGGTGTAATGGAACATCCCACCACCGGGCTTCTGCCGGTTCAGGATGAATTGGAACGGGGTCTTGCTCACCTTCAGCCGTTCAAACAAGGACAGGTAATAGGCGGCGCTTTGCGCTCCGCCGTTGCTGAAGGGATAGGACACTTGGGGAAGAACCAGTTCAAAGGACACATCCGAAAGGCCAGCGGCCTTCAGGATATTGATTTCTTCCCCGTTGATCAGGGTCATGGCCTTGTTCTGGTTGTTGATCTTCACCGTCACCTTGGAAGGGGTGATGGGCATAAGCGTTCCCGCCATATACAGTTTATACGCCATTACTCATGCACCCCTTCTTCAGAAACTTCCAGCTTTTCAGCAAAGTCATTGGCCCAAGCATCCATGATCCCATCCAAATCAGCATCCTTGGAAATATGGTTTTCATTGTGCTGTTCAACCTTGATTTCAGCGGTAGTGAACCGGTTGATTGCTTCACGCTCCGCAATGTCACGAAGATAGGCCAAATCTTCTTCAGCAATATCCAAGGCATCAGCGGTGGCCGCTGTGTTGGCGGCGGTGTCACCGGTGTTTCCATAGATTCCATCAAGGGTGTTGCTCAAATCGAAGGCCCCCATAGAATCCATACCGGAAGCATCGAACATTCCGCTGATCTTATCATCAATCCCTTGGCCGAACTTGTAACCAGCGGAAGCGGCATCGGAATAATCAATGAAGTCCATCTTCTTGACATATTCCACCCAACCGGATTCATCCTTCACTTTCTGTTGGGCTTTTTCAATTCCAGCATAGAAGTTATCAAGGCCGCTGGTAATATCAACAGTCACACCGGGGATTTTGTTGATAACATTTTCAATGGCATGGGCCAGCTTGGAAATGTACCCAAGTACAGTTAGGCACATATCATAGAAGGCCACTTCCACGGCGGAAATGGGATTGTTGAACACATTCCCAATGAAGTTGGCGAAGGTTGCGAAGCCGTTTTGTGCCGGTACAATAAAGGAATTGATTAGGAAGGCCCCAAGCACCGCAAAGGCCCCGGCGATAATGCCGGTTGCGGAAATGCTGGTTCCCTTCAGCTTATTGATTGCCGCCACGATCATGTAAATAGCCGCAATCACGGCAATGATGATCAGCAGAATCCAAGTCAGCGGACAGGCCAGCAAAGCGGCATTGAAACCGTACTGTGCGGCTGTGGCGCTTGCCTTTGCCATTGCTTCCGCCTTCTCGGTGGCGGCAAGGGTGGTGTTTGCGGCGGCGGCCGCATACGCCTTCACAGCGGCAATTCCCTTTTGGGCATTGCTGATAGCGGTGATTGCATTGTTGGTGATCAGATAGCCGTTATACAACAGCATTGCCGCCGCAATCCCCAAAACAAGGGGCTGGATGATCCCCCAATTATCCACAAATACAGAAGCAATGGCAATCAGAATATCCAGCGCCGAAGAAGCTACATTTGCAACAGCGGCAAGGCCGTTGATCAGGCCGGTGGTCACTTTCTGGAACTTGGTGCTGTTCCCAAGCTGGTTGATCTTGGTCAGGATCGGGGCGAACATGGAAAGGGCCTGATTCTTCATATCAACCCAAATCTGCGCCCAAGTCTTGGGCATGGAATCGAACTTTGCGTTGGTTTCGTCCGCCATAGCAAACATGGCGTTCTTCACCACTTCAGCCGTTACCTTGCCTTCCTGTGCAACCGTCTTGATGGAACCTTCCGCAATCCCCATATACTTTTCAATGGCTCTTGCGATACCCGGCGCACCGTCCAGAATGGAATTTAGTTCTTCACCACGAAGCGCACCCGCCGCCATTGCCTGTGTAAGCTGGATCATGGCGTTGCTCTGTTCTTGGGCCGTAGCGCCGCCAATAACGAACTGCTTGTTCACCTGTTCCATGAAGGCAATGACCTGATCCATATTGCCATCGAAGGCGTTACCAGCGTTCAGGCCAAGTTTCGCAACGGCGGAAGCTGTGTCAAAATAAACGGATCGGGAACGCTGGGCGGAAGCCATGATCTTCTGTTCCAAGGCTTCAACGGAACCGCCATCATCCACAAGCAAATTCAATCGGGCTTTGGTGCTTGCCAATTCATCCGAAATGTTCAGCACCTTATTGATCCCGGCGATACCACCAGCGGCAATGGCAACTTTCTTGATGATGGACAGAAGCCCGTTGGCGGAATTGCTACCCCCACGGATGGAATTGTTGAAATTCTGCTGTTCGTTATTGGCGTTCCTGATATTTTCTTCAATGGTATCAAAGGCGGTTCCCGCTTTCGCCCATTCTTCACGGGCTTCCCGGATTGCCGCCGTGTCAACGGCTCTACCGGAAGCCTGTTGCATGGCTTCAAAGGTGTTCAGCACAACCCCCATTGCCTTGTGCATACTCTGAAGGGGGCTGGTAACACCATCATAAAGGGCAAT